TCCCATGAATGAGGGATAGTGTCCCTTTTATCCATAGGAGTCCACTGATTTAATCCAGAAGTAGATTCCCATAATTGTCTAATTTCAATTAAATCCGATGGAAAAGCAGGCATTGTGTCAAATCCAAGCCTATTAATACCAGCTTTAATAGTTATTGCCGCTGAGGTATCATGTGTAACTGGAATATCATTCAGCTCGAATATCTCCTGCAATTCATCTAAAGCAAGATTAAACATCGGTAAACAAGCAGTATTGTCATACACTGATTGCTCAGAATCATTCATTAAACCAGAAACAACAGTAATAATATTAGAAGGTTTTGGCATTTTAAGACCAGATCAATCTGACTCCAACTATAGCAGCCGCAGCGTTCAATACCAAACTAACAAATGTAGTATTTAATGGAATATGACTAGGATTAGTTAGATGAAGAGGAACTCCAGTATCTCCAGCAATGCCTTTCAATGTTATCAGATTAGTGTTACCAGATGGAGGAATGATAGTCAGTCCAGTTACAACAATTCCAGTAACTACCGGCGCCGTTATCGTATTAGCCCCTAAAACTAATGACTGAATAACATTCATACCAGGAGAGACAGTATTATCTAAAGCAGATTGAATAATATTCTCTACATTATCGCCTGAGAATTCAACTTGAAGAGTTACAGAAGATGTTGTGCTCATTCTTAGACCGCGAACTTGAGTTCTTTAGCAAGAGGATGACTTGCATCAATGCTCTTGCAAGTAGGACAGATAGGATATTCAGGATTTCTTAATGAACCACAAGCAACGCAGCGGATAAGTTCAGCAGTCTGAAAGTCCTTAAGCCACGGTTTATCATTAAAATTGAGGGCCTTAGCGGCTACTCTCATCTCTTCCCAGATAGCTAATGGATTACCAGAAGTTCGTGACCAAAGACTATCAGCAAGACGAACAAGAACTCGATACCAGTTATCCTGCTTATCCTTAACATCCTTCAACTTCTCCTTATACTTCATCTTAATATCTAAAACAGTATGTTCGCCTAAAACGAAGAATAATCCAGGCATACAATCTCCCATATTGCATCCAAGCATACCATTACAATAATCTTTAATCACTGAATCGGCAATCTGAATAGAACTATTTGGAATTTCTAGCATAGGCTGGTCAACATCGATATCCTTCCACCAGCTAGAACTTCCAACAACTAAAATTGCTGGAGATTCAAAACTTCCAGCGGGAATTAAAAACTTGCTAGGTTCAATCGTAGGCTTCTCTTCGTAAATCTCCTTAGGAAAGATACTAACAATCGTGCACTTATCTAATGGATTCTTAACAGACCTAATAAGCCTTCGAGGATTAGCTACATGAATAAGATTGTCAGCGAGTGGTCCCGGTAAAGCATTTCCAACTGAAGCCATTGTTACTCCTTTTTTTGGTGCTCAATGCACCAGTTTGCTCTCAGATTCAACTTTGCTCGTATTTGCTAACGAAACACCAGTTCCGTAAGATAAATGATCACCAATTTCAGTTTCATTACCAAATAACTCATCTTCAACTTTTTTAAGGTGAGCTCTTCGTTCCTCTTCACTTACATTCTTATCTTTATACTTCACATAAGTATCTTTTCTGCCCATAGCAGTAAATAATGCTTCAATCACAAACCGGCAACCTTCAAAGAATGGTGGTAAATAATTACCATTTTTATCTTGAAATACCCAAGCCGGTTCGTATGAAGTCTTTTCAACTAAATCAGTCTCTCCGACTATCGGAATTAGCCTCTCAAGTATATATTTTGACTTAATCCACTGTTTATATTTCGGTAATTCAACAACTATTGGCTCTATAAGTTGAAATCCTTCAGGAGAGTATTCAGTCCAACGTTTCTCGTATTGATCTTCACTAAAAACTACACGAAAACGAGGTTTATTACCGCATTGAAGTTCTACACCAAATTCATCTAATAATTTCTTATTAATATCTTCAATCTTCTCTCTGAGTTCCATTTCAACCTCTCCAATTACTAAAATGAGCTGCTCTCACACTATCTTCTAGTACCATTCAACCAGTAATGATGCTAAAAGGCCCCAGCGTAAGAGCAGCCCAACTCAAGAACTAGTCAAGAATTGCAGAAATAGTACGATATGCAGCAACCCAATTAATAACTCCGGCAGCCGTTCCCGGATTAGTTGGAGCAGCAGAACTGACGAGAGCTAATCCATTAGCAGTTGTGTAGACGTTCTTAGTAGCAGCTAATGGAACAAATTCAACAACAATATCAGCGGCAGCCTGAATGAACACAGTCTGAGTTACAACACCAGTTAAAGCAGCACCACCACCTGAGATATTGACTGAAACGTTACCACCTAATGTGTAAGCAGCAGTTGCGAAATCCATAGCAGCAACAACAGAAACTAACTGATTAATAGCTAAAGCAGGAGCGGCTGGAACTAATACAACGCCATTAGCATGACCTAATTGGCCGGCACCAGTTCCAATAATATTAGCAGGAGAAATTGAACCGGTAGCAGTTAGAATAGTTCCAGCAGATGCAGGGCCAGTTCCAGTAGAAGCAGCAGAAGTCTGAGTCCAAATAGGGCTAGCTAATGTTCCAGAGTTAATATATAACACACCATTGCTATAATCTAATAAAACAGAACCTTTACCTGCTTGACCAGCATATGTTCCAGAAGTTCCATTCGTAGGAGCACCAGCATTAGTTACAATAGGAGTTCCATTATTAATTAAAGCACGTAACATCGCAAAGAAGTTAATAGGTGTCCAAGAACTAATGCCAGGGTCAGCAGTTGCCATTCTTTATCTCCCTCAAAAGAGATTCTCACTCATGGTTTAAGTGAGAACAGAGAATTTATTTTGTAAGGACTAACTCTTTAGAACCAAACATTAATTTTTCTTTTTCTATCTCTTCTAGAGTTGGAACGTTCTGTGAAATTCTAACATTACCACCTGAATGTCTGTAGTTAGTGAACCATTCTTCTTCCATATATTCAGGCCAAATAGTTAAAGTAGTCATATGTCCTACAGGAGCATTTAGATCACACCAAACATCGTATCCAGCTTTGCGGCAGCGATTGAAGAATCCAACATCATCACACCAACCATCTTTATCTATTTCACCTAATCTAACCCAAGGAGGTTCAACATTTTTAAAAACTTCAGTATTTATGAGAGCGGCGCCAAGACCAGCATTAACGCCTTTGACAAGGCCAGTTAAACCTCTAGTCAAAGCAGTAAATTTGCATTTTCCATCATCATAAGCAACATCAAAGAATGCTGGACGATGAGGAAATGCTCTGAGTAGATATAAACCTGTTACAATAGGCTTATCATGAACTAGAAGTTTCATTAATGTATCAGGAGGAAAAACCATATCATCATCCATAAAGAAGACATGAGTACAATTACTTTCTAATGCACCTTTTATAATTATATTCCTAGCCGCTGCGGGGGATTGTCCATGAACTGTGAGAGTTAAAGCATTAGTTGGCCTTTCAAGACTTAAAAAAGAAGGAATAAAACTAGCCTGCCTGATGTGCTCTCCTGTAGAGAGAGCGACTAAAACTTTTGTGTCCACCAAATTGTCTCCTTAACGTGGATGTTCGTTTTTTGAAAGCATTCATTGACAGCTTTGTAAACGCCTTCAAAGTTCTGATAGTCGTGACCGGCAATTATACCATCAGGTTTAATACACTCGATAGCTTTCTGAATATCATGCTTAACGGCTTCATATGTATGATTGCCGTCGATAAAAATGAAATCTGCTTTTTCAGATGGATTAAAGTCTTCCCATTTAACTCGCATTGGAGTAACTTTAGTAGTTCTTATATGATCACTAAGATTGAAACAAAATTGATGATATGTAGCTGTATCTATTATCATAAGTTCAGTGAGATTTCCTCTCTGATCATAAAGAGGAATCTTAAAATCCCATGGATCAATACAATAAATTATACAGCTATCAGGAGAATTATCAGCAATAGCTCTAGAGCTTCTACCACAAAATGATCCTACTTCAAAGACAATGCTACAATCTTTTAATCTGCTAGCAATTTCTGCAAGAAAAGACAACTCCTCCACCGACATCCAACCCATTATCCACTTGGCTTTATCGAGGAGGAGTTGTCTTGTTAGCATGTTAGGTAGTAGTAGAGGAAACTAAGATATAATGTCCGCCAGTGGCGTAACCAGCATCAGCAAGCGGATTATAAACAAACAGATATGCTCTGTTAGCTACAGTGGTCTGACCACCAACGATATTACCAGTGGTAGTGAAACCACTAGTCGTACCAGGAACAATACAGAGCATATGAGCACCGGTTACAGGTGGATTGATAGTTCCAACAGCAGTATTACCAGTTAAAACAGTAATAAATCCCTGAGGACTAATAGTAGCCGCAGCAGTAACAGTAATAGGAGCAGGCTGTAAGTTATTCTGTACAGTAGAGAGATTCTGAAACAGTTGGTCAGACATTTATCTATTCTCCTTTAGTATCCCGAAGGGATAGCAAGTGCATCAATGTAAGCCGTAGCTGCAGGATTCAATAAGAATGTCTGGAAACCAACTACCATATAGAAAATATCAGCAGTCGCTACGCCTCCGCTTGAACCACGGAGTTCAAAGATTCGACGACCATCGGAAGTGTAAAATCCAATGGGAAGAATCTCTGCGCGACCCCAAATAGAGCTAACAACGAAGTCAATACGCTTCTTAGACCAATTAAAATGCTGCTTAATAGGCGCACCAGCTAACTGCATGTTATCACCGAAATAAAGATTTAAATTCTCATCCTTAGGTGCCTTATGAATAATAGAAATTAACTGACCAATTTCCTCATAAGCCTGTGCTTGACACGGATGCGTCCAAGCAGTAGGATCAAAGTTATTATCAATACCAACACGATTACCAATCTTGTTAATAGCTAAACGCGGTAAAGGAAGGGTAAGGGCTGCGTTACCACCATTGACTCGATTTGAACGAATCTCAGGAGTAGATGCCCTATCATAACCCAACCAAGTACCAGTAGAAGCATTGCTATGATGATAAGGAACACCATATAGACCAGGAAGGGCAGTAGGATTAGATAATCCATCAACAATTAATACGTCAGTATTCGTAGCACCAGCAATAGCAGGAGTGACCTGAATAGTCTTATTCTCAACATCCCACAGAGTAATAACACCCTTACCACGATAAGTCGCCATAGTAGTATCATAAACCTGAACAACCTGATCATATCGAACTAAACGAGCACCAAATTCGCTATCAAGAACATAGTTATCAACACCAGCGGAAGTAGTAGCAGTAGTAATAGTTCCTACCTGACCAGTTCCAGTACCTTGTAACTGTGCATCTAATTGGCGCTTAATTTCAACCGTTGCACCGGCAGTAAGACGGCGAACGGCATTAATAACACTCTTACGCTTATCATCAGTAGACCACTGAGTTAACTTGGTATATTCAATAGCTTCTGATAAGAAGACTGGTCTGACAACGGCCTTATCGAAAGTAGGACCGCCGCCACGTCCCATATCTCCACCATCAGGATTAAAATAAGCAAACCTACCACCAGGACGTAATTCCATAGGAGCACGCATTTCACGATAAGAAACTACTTCAACATCACGCTTCTTAATATTACCTAAAAATGTGTCGTCAGACTCGAAAACAGTCGTTACCTTAGGAAGAACTCTTTCAAGTTCAGTTCCGGCAACGACTGATTCGATAACGGGACCAGGCATATTCTAGCCTCTCAATCTCTCATGAAAAAGTCAGTTACTGTTTCTCCTTTTTTCATATCGTTTTTACCTTTTGGTTGGCTAGGTCTGCCAGGTGCGATGTTCCTTCGTTCCTGTCTTACAGGAGTTTCTTCTTGATCTTCTTCATTTCGTCCATTAGGACGAGGAGAGCGAGAGTCTTTCAAAGCTTCACTTCGAGCTTTGAGAATTGCGTTCTTAAGATTAGCTTTAGCCTTAGAAAGATAAAATGACTTAATCTTATTTAATGACTCCCTAGAAAACTTGGAGTCAAATGCAGACTTCCAAAGTCTGTCTAAATTCTTTGGAACTGAACCATCACTAGCTATTGATTCTGTTAGAATCTTTAATGCATCAGCAACAGCATTCTTTTTAACATAAGCTGACATATTCCCTCTAGGATCAATGTAATCAGAAATAGTAGCTCTCAGTGTATTATCTACTTGAGACTGCAAATCATCTCGTGAACTTTCAAATCGTTCGCGAGTGAAGTTTAATTTCTCTTGCTCTGCTTCATTTTGCTCAGCACTGACAGACCGATTAACTTTATTAGTCGGTGCCGTAAACTTAGCAGTACCAAATACGAATTGATTAACAATCAGAGCAGCTTGTTTTAAATCATCATTGCCGGTGTCATTAGATTCCTGAACCATCTCCATAATTAACCTCTTATTTAAATTACCAACTACATGAAAATATGCTTCCTTATCAACTTTAGCTAGAGTTGGAAGATAATCATCTACAATAATATTAAAAGCTTTCTCGTCTGCATCCTTTACAGAACGAAGAACTTCTTCAGTATTACCAGATAAAAGCTGAGACTCAAAATTATTAAATGTCTCAGATTTCTCAGCTACTTCCTTAGCATCATCAAATGAACCAAACAGCTCAGTAATTTGTCTATCACGATACATCATCTTTTCAAGAAATGGAAACTTCTTAAATAACTCAGGAAATTCTTTTAATATCTCTTTCTTTCTAGGAGGAGTATCAATAGTTATATCATCAGTGAGTTCTAATTTTTCTGTTTCTTCTTCAGGTTCAGTTAATTCAATATCATCTCCGGCCTCAGCCGATTCATCCTCTTCTTGTTCTTCAGGTTCTTCCTTAACAGTCTTAGCTGGAATTTTAGTTTCTTTAGTTTCAGTATCAGGAGTATTAAATAGATCATTGACTTCATCAGCCGACAGAGACTTTCCAGGCTTATCAGGAGATAGGACTTCTGGCATTTGCTTCTCCACTCACTTGTTCAGACTGCTTAAGCTTCTCCGGTGGAGCTTTACCAGGTTTATTGTTTGGAGAAGGCGAAGGCTGATCTGAAGTTTTTTGTCCACTCTTACCAGTAGCTAAGGCTAATTGATCATCATGCATCTGCTGCTGTTTTAATTGATCACTAAGAATAGCTAAGTGTGCTTTCATATGTAATAGAACATTCTTGTATCCATCAGGATTTTCTTTCTTAGCCAACCGTCCTGCACTACTAATAAGCCAAGACTTACAGATAGTAGCTTCAATCTGATGATTGTCTACATCAGGATCTACTTCTACAGAAGGCTGTTCTTGAGGCTGTTGCGGTGGCTGAACTCCAGCCTGATTACCTTGCTGACTATGCTGTTGATACATCATCATAGCTTGCTGATATGTCTGCATAGATTGAGGATCTGGAGGAATAGGAGCAGTATTAACTAGCTCATCAATCTCTTCATACTGCTTCTCTCTATCTTCTTCACCAGGAATATGGAATTCAGGCATCTTAATAATTTTAGAGATAGCTGGGAAATTCTCAGGGTCCATCATAGCCTGTGTAATCTCATCGTTATTTAGCTGCATTAACTGCATAATAATCTCAGCTTTCTGCTCGTCAGTTACAGGAAGCTTCTCATCAGGTTCTAACTCAATAGAACCAATCTTACCATCTAACTCAGCTTTTCTGATGAAGACGTTAATATATTTACCGGAGTCGTTCTTCTGTACAACTCTCTCATCCTCAACCATATTCTTCATATACATAGGAATGACCTTACCAAATATAGTCTTCCACCAAATAGTTAACATTCTCCAAGGAGTTTGAAGCCGTTGCAATGCCATTCCTTTAGACATTGCATATTCTGATGCCGTTCTTGAACTTCCAGCTCCTGAATTGCCGCCGAAAATAGAAGGAAGAGCACCAGAGACAAATTGTCCGAGTTCCTGAATAATACGATAGAAGTTAAATACCTCAGGAGATAACGACGCCGATTTAGTAGTATAGAAAGCTTCTCCAATGTTTCTGCTTCCAGCAGTAGGTTTAGTTGGTGTAATAGTTCCAGGCATAGCTTCTATTTGGCGTTGAGCATTAAAATTAACAACAGCAGGATCAGCCCATGTTTGAGTAATACCATGTTCAATAGTCTGTAAAGTTAATGAGATGATATCGTTAGTAATATCTTGAACGTTAGTTAATAATTCTCCAAGAGGATCATGATTTAAGAAATCAGACATAGGATTCTGAGTTAATGTCCAACAATCATCTAGAGCTTCATTTTCATATTCAGCAGGAACATCATTAACCATTACAAACTTAGCGCCATCGGGAAACTTCTTTTTTAATCTCTTACAATCATCTTCATTAAGAATGTTAAAGCTAGCAGGACGAAGCCAGCAATTCTTGACTGTTACTTGTTCTTCCGGAAACTCTCCACGATATTGAGTGTTAAGACGACCATACTGTTCGTATGGATCATTAACTCCAATATTACTCCAACCACCATGAGGAATTTTATCTCGTAGATGAGGATAGCATTCTAGAGGATTAACATAATGTGTTTCATGTGCGAAGATAAGATAAGGAGTATCTTTCTGTTTCTTAGCATAATTAGCTATTTTTACATAAAGACCACCATAAACTTCTAAACATATTCTCGATTTAGGCTCACTAGTCGTACCAACCATACGAGGAATAATAAGTTTAGTCTTCTGTAAATCTTTATCTAGCTGAGCACCACACTCGATACAGATTGGACCCTTATCTTCAATAACATTCTTAATGTCTACATCATCTTCATCAGGTTCATACTCATGCATCTCCTCATTAGAGAATGCTTCATCAGGTTGTCTGACTCCACATTGAGGACATACATAAGCTTGTACTTCTTCATCCTTATATTTAGGTTTCTCATATGTTCCATATTCTTCATCTTCATCAGGATAGCTATAACAAGCGATCAAACCTTCTGTGCAATAAATGTAAAGAGCATGAAGCCACAAGAACATTACATCATTATGTTTATAAATTAACTCCGCAATCATATCTCCTGCTTTAGCAGTTGATACGTCTAGAGGATTTTCAGCATCATCAGGAACGCAATTTACTCCTGGGATTTGAATGCTAAGGGCAGCAATGATAGTCTCTAAGAAAGCTTTAAAGACATTGACAGGCTTATCGTAATAATCCTGATCTGAGTCTGTAGAGTTAGTATCTCTATTATAAATTCTGTAATCATGTGCAACTTCTGACCAGTAAATCTGAGAGAAGTTATTCCAGTAAAGTTTAAGACGACGCCAATGTCTAATTTGACGCTCGCGCGTCATTCTATCTTCTTTTTCAAAGTGTAAAGCTACAGTTTTTAATAGACTAGCTATTTCATCATCAAGTTCTTCGCGCTTTTTAGCCATTACTTCTTTTTCTTCTTCATGAACATTGAACGTTTCTTAGGAGATGTTTTATGAACAAACTCCTCAGCCACTTCTGGCGATGGACCAACTCCTTTGTTTGATTTGCCTCCGTGAGCAATCATTGCCATAAAGCGATACTGTTTGCCGCTAACGGCTGGCATTTCTAGTCAAACTGTTTACGTGAAAACATAGACTTCTTAGGACTCTTACCAACTACCTTACTCATCATCTTATCAAATTCATCAATAGATGGAGAGATAGCAGATGACTTAGGCATTTTAGCACTAACAGAGCCATGCATTACTCCCTTACCCTTCTTCCTAAATTTCTTACCAATCTGAATACCTTTACGCTTAGAGCCAAACATTTTATGTGCAGCAATATCACCTTTACTAATTCTAGTAGGAGTTTTCAAAATACTTCTATTATTAGATTCATTACCAACATCACTGGCGACTAAGCTAGAAGTCTTATAAATAGCCATCTATATTAACTCATTACAACGGCGTGTTGACCGGCAAGGCCAGTAGTAATTGTATAAGTGAGAGTTGTAATAGTCTTAAGAGTGAAGATGAATGATCCAGTAGCATCAACAATACGCACAGTGCCATCAACATAATCAAAATCTAAATATGAGACGGAGTTGAACTGCTTAGCTACGTTATTGTTATTAATATCTCTTACAGTGATCCTAACGGTAGCAGCAAGTAAAGGAGCATTTGGCATTGTTAGCTAAGAGTGACTGAAGTAACGCCGCCGCTAACAGTGGCAGTAATAGTTCCAATAGCAGAGTAATCAGTAATAATCAGTCCACCAGCACCGGCTCGGGTAATTCTAACAACATTATGAAGGAAATCTAATTCAAGATTATTAACATCAGTATACTTAGCAGCAGTTAATGCCTGTCCAGGACCAGTCGTAGAAGTGATTGTGACAGTAGCAGGTGCAGCATTCGCCATCTTTTAAGCCTCTTTTTCCTCAACTCCGAGTTCCTTCTCTAGACTCTCTATGTCTTTAAGTCTATCATCTGGTCTGCCTAAGTTTGTACTCTTTTTAAGTATCATAGCATCTTCTCTATCCTTAGCTTCTAATGCCGCCCTTCGGCGAGAAAAGATTGCAGACGATGCCGCTATCGGTTGTAATTCCTGAACAGGTAACTCAACAGTTTTAGGTTTTAGGATATTTAATAAAGTCTCAGTGAGTTCCTTCTTCTCTGCATTAGCAAATGCTAACTGCTGCTTCAGAGTCTCACAACTCTGGCAGACTTCAAAATCTTTAATTCCAAAAAGACGAAGTAGAAGGCGAATCAATGCATCCTCCGAGCGAATCTTGATCTTCTAGAAATAGGAATACAATCTTTAGCAGTTAAAGCATCTTGTTGCTCTATCTTCTCCATCTGCCTATAAAATGCTGTCATATCCTGACTTACAGCTAATTGGTTAATAACTTCCTGCTTCCTAGCGGCAATATCTAAGCCTTTAATCTCACCAGATATGAACTTGTTAGCTGCCTTACAAAAATATCGTAAGCAGTCAATAGGGTCGTCACCTTCAAATTCAGCAATGTCCTCGATTTTCTTATCATCGTAAATGCACATTGGAATAGTTTCAATAAGAACTTTACAGTTCTCAAAAATCTGAAATGTAGGACGATTCTCTTCTTCAGGCTCATCATAAAATTGCTTTTTATAATTCTCTAAAGCAACAGGTCCATGATTCCTATAAATTATCTGAGCCAGATTCATATCAAAGAATTCGTTTTTAGAACGAAGGGAAGCTCTCTTTTCCCAACGTAGAAATTCATGAATTAACTGCAAACCGGCTACGCGAGTTCCAGGAGCATTATCAGATGAAGAAGGAACTAAATCAGAATACTTTTGAAACTCATCACAGATTAATTCTCCACCTCTATTCTGCCAGGCACTACCACATAGAACAGTATGAGTAGGCAATTCGTTATTCTCATTATGAATCTGTCTTATTTCGCTAGCCCAATATGGGATATCTCTTCCATACCAAGCCCGTTCTCTGTAGCCGTAAACCTTATTATTTGGAGCGATAGCACCCCACAATGCATAGCACATTGCCCGCTTTCCCCAATCAACTGACAATATGCGTGGCCACCATTCAGGTACTTGAAATGGTTTAATAACATGCAATGCGTTATCTGGTTCACCAGGGAAACGCATTGGTCTAAAGGTTGTAAATACTGACCCTTTATATGCGTGCCAGTCTCCATATCGTTTTGCTCTATATTCTGCTTCACTAGTGACTTTGAGGATTTCTAACTTCTTAACGTATAAAGGATCATATTCCATCCCATACGGGTTATCCTCTGCTTTAGCTGGAATGAATATCCTAGTTAATCCTGTAGCTTTATCACGTATAACCTTTAGACCGTCTTCATAAGGTTTAACGAATCTATTGTAAACGAATGTCTGTCCAATTCCACCAGGATTGGTGCCATTCCTAACAATTGCAATATTAAAGCTAGAAGAAGGACGAACTCGACTGCCAACCATGTAGTGATAAGGATAAGACGAAAAATGGGTGAGTTCATCGAAAGCACAATAATTATACTGACTACTATCATATTGAACAATGTCACCTGCATGTTGGACATGGCCGAAATCTTGATATGAATTATACTCTGGCCATTCCCATGAATGCTTCTGCTCGTTGTATCTAGCGCCAGTCTTAGGATAGTATTCTTTACTTAATCGTATAATTTCCCGCTCAAGGTCAGGGAACTTGTTACGGAGGATGATACCTTTATAACCACGAAATTTGTAGAACCCACGGAATAATGGAAGTAATGTTAATATCCAGCTCTTTCCACCATAGGCTGCACCACCATAAAGAGCCTCAAAGATTGAATCTGGGAGTGTTAAGAGTTGTTCTTGTACGCCGTGAGGTTTAATATTTCTATCTTTAACAAAATCTTCATACATCCCATTACCTGGATCTCCTGATATTATGTTATTAGTTATTGAGATTGGCATCTTCGATGGATAGTCTGTGAATCACTGTGTACGTTTATCACTGTGTACGTCTCCGTCTAGGTTTATGGCTTTCTGAAACCAACTTCAAACTTAGACCACATCATATCAACCTTATTCTCCATAACTATCATACGTGATATTATACCATTATAAGCTGTTAACATTGCTATAATTAAGGCTATGAAAGCTACAACGTTACCTATGTTAATTGATCTATCAAAAAATACTAACTTATCGTCTGTCTTTCTTCGTTTAAGCGGCGGTGACTCAGGAGGATCGTACACTGGATAATCATTCTCCGAATTATATCCATGACGAGCCACATCTCAACTTAGTA